AACATAGGTTGGAGTTAAAGCAGTCCATGTGCTGCTTGAAGCTAATTTATAAAAATATTGAAAAGTTGCTTCTAATGCAGTTCCAGTATAATTGGTTGATGTAGCAAAACCTGTAACCATACCAGCACGAAGATCAATATCTTTGGAGTTGATTTGATAGCCATTATTACTCGTTCCTAGCAAGTCAAAGTTTTTAGCTGCGCCTACATAATACCCATTTGTACTTGTGCTACTAAAGTCATCATAAAAACCATTTTGTGCAGGTGCGGTTCTCCTATCAATTTCATTCCACACTTCTTGTTTAATACTTTCAACAGTTACAGTCTCTGCTGTTATTGAAGTTGCTCTTACTTCTCCATGTATTCCAGCATCTCCAGTTACAACTAGATTTCCTGTTCTTAAATTGCCAACAACATCTGCACTTGTAGCAGTCATAGCACCTGCTGTAGTTACTACAAAAGCACCTGAGCCTATGTTTAAACTACCTGCATCAATATCACCCAAATTGCTATTTATAGCAGCTAAATCAGTAACAGTAATTTTATCCGCACCAATAGTACCTGAAGTTATATTATCTGCATCTAAGTTGGTAACAGTAATAACTGAAGCATCAATAGTTCCTGCTGTAATTTTATCAGCTGATATATCTGCAACTTTAGAATCAGTAACAGATCCATTTCCTAAATCATCATTTTGTACTGGTGGTACTGAATTATTAAAATTATATGTAGCAGCCTGTGATTCAACATAATTGGTATTTAATGATCTAACTTCAGCTGTATATCCGTTATCAACCTCTAAGCCTGTTAAATTAAAAAAATTGTTTTTAGTTCTACCATCGTATTTAACATTGTCATTAGAATCTTTGACAATAACTCTAAATTCATATGCTGGATATGTAGTTGGATTCGTCCAGGTTAAGTAAGGCTGTACTCCTGTTGTTGGGTCTTTATCTACAAAATTAAGGTTAGTTGGGGTGTCGCTTTTAAACGAATCAACCATGTCCCCAGGGATTTCTATATTTTCATCTGGGGGTGTAACATAGCCATAAATGTTTGATTGATAAATGACTGCATTAACACTTACAGTTAAATCATTATTTATAGTCATTTTGGTAATTCTGTATTGCTCTGCTGACATTGCAACCCTGGAATTAGTTACTGATATAAGCTCTCCAACTTTGACATATAGTAGTTTGTGTGTGCCTGTAAATGAAATAGTTTTATTATTTCTTGATCTTAATAAAGCAGCCTTAGCGTTTTGATACACAATATTATAATTAGTAATAAATGGCATCTCAATTGTAAGTTTTAGCTCTTCACCACCATCATCGTATTTATAATCTTGGCCAGAAGTTGCTGAAACGTGTTTGTAGGTAGCTGTATCTAACTCATAATCTTTTTGCGCGTTAGCAAATTCAACCTCTACAATATTAAATTTTTCCTCTTTGTTTTCAATGGAAACTTTTATACCAGATTCTAAAACATCATCATCATCTATTGATAATGTTACCGCTTCACTATCTTCAATTTTTAAAGAATATATACCATTGATGTAATTAAAAATACCACGCATATTAGCAAGTATTTTTTTAGCATTATCAAATACAGTCTCTTCAGTATCTATAACCCCATTAAAAGGAAACCTATCTTGCGTGGATGTTATATCAATGCTAACAGCAGTTGGATTAAAGGCGATTGCAGTTGTTACAGCTCCGCTGCTTAACTGTATTACATATAATGTTTCTTTAGGCTCTTGATATTCACTTTGATTTTGATTATATGCATCTTCTAGCCTATCAGCTCTACTGTTACTAGTTTTACCAACCACAGTTCCAGACGCGTAAGTTGTAGATCCAATTTTTATGGTAATTGGATTGCCAACTTTTAATTTATTATAAACAGCTAAATTTGCAGTAGTCTTTTTAAATCGCATTTCGCCATCAGAGCTTAAACTTTGCAGCGTTGCAGAATATGTAAATGTTTGTTGTGTGGTGTTTTTATTTGCAGCGGTAATAAATGACTGCATATCAATAGCTGATGTTGGTAATGATTTTCCATATTCTGAATTAGTCAAATAATCTAATAGAACTAATGGTGTATTGTTTGTAAATGCATAAGTAGATGGATCGTCAATTCTTTGGCTACCAGAGCCATTTATTACAGTAGAATCTAACCTTGGATCATATATTTTTTTGCCTTGGACATCACATGTAATTTCTGGAAGGCCAGTAAACATACCACCACCAGAATCGTAATCAAAATTACAAGCAATATAAGCAATACCTTTTAATCTATGTGCAGAAGTCCATTCTGGAACACAGCCAACTAACATTGGATCTGCTACCTGATCTGCCTCACCCATATGGCAATTAAAAACCATTCTAGGCTTATTTGGTGGATCTTGGTTTGCTAGTATTCTATCTATTTCAGCCTGTGTAGACCCAAAGTAATTAGAATTTCTTTGTATGAAATGATCAAAAACTGATGTGTCTGCAACTGACCTGCCACCTATTTTAATATTACTAATGCTGTGTATTTCTCCAACTGAAATAGCATAGACTACAAATAGCTCTCTATTGTTTATTGTATTTGCATATAAAACAGTTCCTGCAACCCTTCTAGTTCCATAAGAAACAGGTATGCCTCCGCCAGTCCCATACTTTTGTATTAAAAGTTGGTTGGCTTGTTTTTCTAATTTTTTTGCTTTTTTATAAGACTTATATGATGCAACTCCACTTCCAACATAAAATAAAATTTTCAGGGCGGTGTATGGATCCATTTTTTACGCCCTCCACCTAATATCATTTTTAGCCAAATGTGCAAACTGCATGCCCTTGTCCCCTGTGTAAATGTCTTGTTGTGACTGGTCTGTGAATTTTCTACCTCTGACAATATCCCAATTTTTAAATTGATTGGCTAATTCCACATCAACAACTATTCCATTAGTTGTGTCTGAAACTGAGGCTGCTGCTACTGTGCCTTTAAAATATTCAAATGCATTTATTATGGTTTCTGAAGGATCTAAAAATGCACAAAATATAATTGCATTTTTATTTACATAATCATTTGTTAAAAAAATATTTTTAATGCTGTTGGTTGTGTTGTAAAGCTGCAAACCTATGTCTGAATATTCTAAATCACTATTTTCTTGTATTTGATCTGTCATTGATAATGATCCATCTGCAATATAATTTTCTGAATCAAACGTAATATTTTTTGAATGATCTGTTAAAAGTATGCTTGTTGATGTTTGTATTTTAACTAAATAAGCAAGTCTAATATTTGATCCATTAATTTGTGTAACTATGTTTGAGGGCAAATTTCTAGCCACTATAAAACCTCTCTTATATCAAAACTTAAGCTATAAAAATTACTTGCATCAGTTGATGTAAGCACATCGTCCGATGATAAAGCTACTGTAAATAATGGCTTATTAACAGTTATAGACTCATTGTTTGCGGTTGCTGTTTGTAATGGTGGTTCAATAGATACACTAGAAGCACCAGAACTGTTGCTGTTTATGTCACCAGTGACCATATAAACCTTTGTATGGCCATTGAACTTAATAAAATCACCACCCTTTAAAACATCATTGGTTGATGCTGTAAATCCATCACAGGCAATGCTAGTAGCTCCAACAGCATTTGTTGATGTAGTTGCTACAGTTGTTTTGTCCTTATCAACACCCAAATTATCTACTGGATATTGAAATGTAAATGTACTAAAACTGCCTTTTTGTGAAATTAAGAAGGCCTTGTACTCCTGGTAAGCTGTTTGTTTCATTGGAGGCATATTTACAGACAACGTATAGTATTGAGCCGCAAATTGATTCACACTTCTTTTACCAGAAAGTGTATAAAAAGTAGTATTAGGCCTATTTGAGCTAATGCTTATTGATTGTGGGTTTTTTGTTGTTGGAAAACTCATTAAGCTAAACCTGCATTGCCTTTTTGATTCATTGCTTGAGAAATAATGCTAACTAGTAAATTTTTTCTTTTAACCAAAAGATCATCAAAACCAGCAGAGTCATTAGCGGATATATTTAAGTTAATAACTGGACTGGTTTGTGTGTTGTTCTTACGCTCAAGATCTTGATTGCTAGTAATATTTCCATTTACACTTGGTGTAAATAATTCTCTGCCTGACTCTCCAACTAGGTATGTGTGACCCTTTTTAACAAAACCGCCTAAAGCATTATTTGCCTCAGCTGTAACTTCTTTTTCTGGAGATATAACACTTTTGACCATCCCAACTAATTTTTGAACTATGTATATGTTTATTAATTCTTTTATTACAGCATTTGCAACATTAGTAACTAAGTTTTTAAAGTCTAAAAACCCTTTGCTTGTTGAATCAAAAAAGTCCTGGAAAGCACTTGTCAGCTTGCCATCTATAGTATCTGCAAATTGTTTTACAACCTGTGTTGTATCTTCAACACTTGTTTTTATTGAATCTGTAATTTTCTTTGTAGTTTTGCCAGCATCCTCTCCGCCCTCTGCTCCAACATTTTCACCAAAAAGGTATTGTGTAATTGTAGGCAAGTTGCTTTTATCAATTTCTTTTTTTGCTATGTCTTCTACTTCTGCATAATATCCAGCAATTTTTTCTTTTAATTCTGTAACTTTTTCACTAGAAACATCTGGTAATAAATCTATTGGCGGTATATTGCTTACGCCTAATTTGTCTTTTATTCTTTTTGGTAGTTTATCTATTAGTTTATTAATATTGGCTATACCTACATTTACTTTACCTAATATAAAATTAATAAAATTTGTAAATCCTTGCTTTATAGGCATAACAAACTTTTCTTGGAAAGCTAAAAACGCTTCGTTAAAAAATATTTTAGTTTTTTCAACTGCTGTTGGTAAGGTTTTTTGTATAAATTCTTGAAAAAGATCATTAAGCTGATCTCTAAATATATACATTGCGGTTGCTAGTGCTGTTAAACCTACAAGAACAAGTGTAAATGGATTAGCCATTGCTAAACCAATTAATGTTTTTAGGCCAGTAATTAGTTTTGGAATTATAGCCATCACAGCCACAAGGGCTGGTATAAATAAAGCATCTAAGTTTTGGCTAATAATATTAACAGCACTAGCTATCATTGAAAAAGCGCCTGTAGCATTATTAATTTGGCCAACAAGCGTTGTAAATTGTGTTCTTAGGTTTGTAAATGCCTGGCCTAATGTGATACTCATATTATCAACTGTTTCACTTGTTTCGCTTACAGCATTTATTAATATTGGCAAAATAGCCTCAGCTGTTAATTTACCCTCTGAACCAAATTGTTTTAATTCACCAGTTGTAATACCTAAACCTTTTGATAATAAATTAGATAGAATTACGTTGTTTTCCATAACTGAACGCAACTCATCACCTCTTAAAGCACCAGAAGCAAGACCCTGCGCAAGCTGTCTAGCAGAGTTTGCAGCCTCGGAAGATTCTGCACCAGCAATAACAAATGTATTAGCAACTGTTTGTGTGGCTTTTGCAATATCATCCTGGGAAACTCCAAGCTCTTGAGTTGCAATAGTCAATCTTGTAAACAAAGTACCTATAGCATCAAAATCAGTTCTTGATTCTATGGCAATTCTTTTCATCTCAGACATTGCTTTTGCAGTGCCTTCTACAGAACCTGTTAAAGCTCCCATTCTATTTTGTATGTTTACAAATTGATCTGCTGCCTGAGTAATCTCTCTAACACTAAATGCAGTAATTAATGTATTTCTAAGATTTTTTAAAGAGCTTTGAGTGCCCTCTACATCTTTTTTAAATTTATTAAAAGCTGCGCCTGTTTTATTTTCACCTAACAGTCGTACTTTAATATCAGATTTAGCCATTATCTTCCCGTTTGCTCATTTTTAATTTCAAGATAAGCCAACCATCCTTGAAACTCTTCTACTGTCATTTGTTCTATTTCAAAAAGAGTTTTATTTAATTTTTCAGCCAATGCATATTTGACATATAACTGCTTATCTTTTATTACTTTTTTTTAACTTCGTCCTGTGACATGTTATTCATCATCTCACTAGATACTCTTATCAATACATCTCTATCAACCTTCTCCAACAAGGCTTTTTTATCAGCAATAGTGAATATTTTTTCACCAGCTTCATCTAGTGCTTTATAAATTAAAACATAAGCTAATAGCTGCACATCATCATCTTTTGCTAGCTTCATAAATTTAGAAGTCTCTGAAAGAGTTATTGGCTTGCAATAAATCTTAAGCGGTATATTTTCATCCTCACCCCATTCAGGGACTTCTATAATTTTTGTCTCTAAGCTATCAAAGTGCTTTTTAGCGTTATCTATTACTGACATCGTTTATGCTGTTGTTGTTGATAATTCACCAGAGCCCTGTACAGACAATGAAGCCTCAACAAGACCATCAAAAGATGCACTTCTTGAAACACCAGTTACAATGGCAGAGCCGCTATAATAAGTATCTGAAGCACCAGCTGGATATAAGTTAAGAATTACAGTGTTACCCACAATAAAAGCACCTTGTCCATTAGCATCAGAATCATCCCAGAACACATCTACAGAGCCTGAAAAAGATTTTAATGAATCTTTATACGTTCTGCTAGCATCACCCATAGCAGTATCTTCTATAGTATCTGCTGTATGCTCTAAAGAATATGATCTAACCTCAGCAATAATATTAGTTCCGCCAGAACCGCCTAGCTTAATAATACCATCATTTCCTTTAAATGTTGACATTCTATTTCACCTCGCCTTTCGGCTTTTTGTTAGAAGAAGATTTAATTTTGTCTTGCGACTGGATTGCTTCTTTTTTCCAACCCATTTCCAACATAGTTTTCACATTTGACTGTGGAACTTCAATTGAAATTTTACCATTTGGACTAATTAGTTTCATAATTATCTCCTATTATACCGCTACATCAGGATTGGTTTCCTGAATATAGTAGTTTGTTAAAAAAGTTAAGGTTGCATAACCTACTGGCTGCTCCCCGTCTCCTGCATATTCTATTTCCGTAGACTCTATATAAGTATCTTTAGCTAACCCATTTAGCGTCCTATCTGCCATTATAGCCTCTTCTACTTCTTTACTTATTGTGTCAACAGTATCATCAAAATTTGAAATAGCTTTACAATATACCTCAACTACAACAGATAATTCCCGACTCATCACTCGATCAATACCTATAACAATAGGTTCAGAAGTTTCTGATTTAGTGTAAATAACCAATGAAGGCAAAGTATTATCTTGCAATGTATACACTCTTGATTGGTATACGTTAGCGCCTGTAGTGGTTAAACCTGTTAATGCGGTTCCAAAGTATTCCCTGATCTGTTGTCTTACATGATTAGCCATTATTGAACCTCAAGTATCAATGAGGTAACCCCAAGGTTATCATTTTCAAAATTTATAATTTTATAATTTGTTGCTGATTTTATTTGAGTGCCATCTAAATTATTTATAGCAGGTGCTGCTAATAAATCTCCGAAAGCAATGTTTGGCACGTCTGTTGTTTTAACTTGGGCAACCGGAGTAAATCCTTGCACAGGTAATCCAGCTGTATCAATATCTACGTACTCTTGATTTAAAATTGCATTAATAGAAGATGATGACCCTCCCGTTGGAGTATATGTTACTTTTATACCATGCCCAAAATCAGCATCAAAGTAACCATCAAAATCTCTATCAAATTCCATTGACATAATTAGTCTTTAGATTTTGTTTTTAAAGTTTTTGTTTTTGAAGTTTTTAAACCTACGCTTCTATTTTCTTTTTTTACTTTAGGTTTTTCAACATAAACTTCAGCTTTATTGTATGAGCATAGCTCAATACCAACGTGCTCTGGGAGCTCTATAACGTCTCCTGTGCACACTTTTTTGCCTAAGGCTATTGTATCACTAGTTATTAAAAATTTTTTCATATTTAAGATAGGGGCATTGCTGCCCCCATTCCATTTAAGCATCAACTAATTAGTCGCTTGATTTACAGAAAGATACTGCATGTCTAACAGCTACATCTAAAGTTTGTAGAGCAACAATTCGTACCCCACCTGATGTGCTAAGAGCATACGGATCAACTGTTATATCAAGACCGCCATAAAGACCAATTAATAAGTCTGCAAAGTTACCAAAGTAGTAATCACCTGAAGTAACTTGGTTTGATCTAACAACATCATATCCATTAATGTTTCCATCTGGACCGACTATCATTTGACCAAATCCACTTGCTTTATCAACAGTTTTTAGGTTGCCCCAATCTGCAGGTCTAGCTATATATCTTAATGAACCTGTTAAAGCGTTGTCATTTGATACAGCAGATTCCATTGCAACTAGCTCTGCAAATGTAGGCACAGCAGCAGCAAATGTTGTAGTGTTAATACCTGAAGTATTAGCAATACCAGTAGGTTGGCCACTTGAACCTGAACCAGTTAAAGCACCTAAGTCAATTGCAGTAGCAATAGAAGCACTTAAGTCATTTCTTATTAAGTTTTCAACATCCAAAGAAGACTGCTGAAGCATTAATCTTGAAGCGTCTGTAAACGCGCCAATTACTTTTGGAGACATTGTTACTGAACCTGTAGTAAATTCACTTTCAGCAGCAGCAGCGCCTTCAGTTGCAATCCAAGCAGCAGATGAAGCACCTGTTTTCTTTGGTATTACAACATTTCCTTGCAATCCGCGTAAGGTGGTTGCTCCGGCTTGCATAACGCTTGAAGAGTTTCTTAATACATCAATAAAATCACCAGCTCTATAATCTTCAGATATAAGAGTTGAATCATCGGATGTGTTTAAGTCTCTTTTGCCCCATGCCCCTAAAACTTCTGCAGGAAGCATAATGCCCTGAGCTGTTTTACCATACTGTCTAGCAGCTTCATCTGAACATTCAAATTCAAATTTAGCAGCTTCTTGAGCTTTTCTATCTGAAGGATTTGCTAGTGCATTAATTGCTCTAACTAAAGAGAATTCTCTTACTTCTTCTTTGCTCATACCGATTTCAGCAGTATCTAAAGGTTTGTCATTGCAAATTTCGTTTAACAATGCGCCTCTAAATTCTTCTACTGAAACACCGTTTCTAATAGCGTCATCAGCTAAATCTCTTTTGTTATGCTTAACAGCTAAATCAATGATTTCTTTCGAATTTCTTTTGAATTCAGCTTTAGCTTCCTCAAGAGTCTGGCTTCTGACTTCGTCAAGATTAATATCTTGTTTTTTTTCTTCTGTCATAATAATACCTTTTTTTAAGTTAGCAGAACGACCAACTCCGACAAGCCTTGACTGGTCAGCTGGCACAGAAACACTGGATACCTCCATTGGGGTCCAGGCTGCGCGGTAGTAGTCTTCATCGCCGTTGTTATCTCGTTCTAATTTATTTACTCTATACCCAACACTTATATTCATTCGAATACCGTCTTGAATATCCTGAAAAACTTCTTGAGCAAGAGCTGATCTTCCCAATCTTACTACTGCTATTGTCTTTTTAGCAGTCTCATCAAGTTTAAATTCTTCTATAACTCCAATCTGTTTAGTCATATCATGATCCAACAAAAACGGAGCCCTACCTGAAGATATAAATTGCATATCTATATCTTTTTGCTCGTGGCTTAAAACTTCTAAGCCAAATGAGCGTTCAACCGGTTCTTCAGAGCTTACGCCAATTCGAACAAGTCTTTTTTCTTCATCAATATAAGATGCTTTTGATAAATCAATTGTTCTATAATTTATAGAAAAATCAATATCGCGGTTATCTTCGTCTTGATCTGAAGATGCTTCTAATTCAATAGCATCATCTTCATGTTCAACATCCTCATGCTTCTGAAATTCAACAACTACAGTGTTGTCAGTCTCAGTAACATTAAGGATATGTCTATCTTCTTTATTCATAGATTTCTCCTCTTTATTTTTTGTTGATAAAGGATGCCCACTAGGTAATAAGTCTGTATCATGCTTACCTCCTTTAAATTTGCCATTTCTTAAGACAAATAAATAAGAGTTAACCCGAGCCGCTGCCCATTGTTCAGGACTACTCACCGATGGTCTTACTGAAGCTGGATTGCTTTTATATGCACCAATCCCTCTTTCATAAACTTTTGATAACGTTGCTACACTTGTTCTTTTTGATTTAGTGTCCCCAACTTTATCGTTGTGTTCTTTAACTTTATTTTTAATCATTGTCAGAGCTTTACCTGTTAAAGCCCTTTCTTCTTCATTTTTCATTTGGTTAACTAATTTTTTTGACCAGCTAAAACCTGCATCTCCTCCCCAAAGACCCCATGCAATTCTGCCATTACTTGGGAATCCTTTTTCACCTGGTCGAAAACCTTGTGCTTTTTTATCTACTTCATGCCTGCTAAAAAAGCTGTACATTCTTTTGATTGTACTATCTGATAGGTTATCACCATTAACAATTTGGTTTGCCCTTGCAAGGCCCACTCGTGTTCCGCCTCTGCCAAATTCTTTACGCCAATCTAATGCTCTTTGAGCGTCTTCTTTCATTCCTTTAGTCGGTATCGTCATTATTTGACCCTCCTTTAATTTCGGGTTCAATTGGCATTTTTATTCCAAATGGCTGGAATGCTGTTTTAATCCCGTACTGCTCAGCAAGTTTTTGTTCTCTTTCGTGCTGTTCGTATAGCTCTTCAACATCACGCCCGTAATTAGATTGAACATCTTGATATGTTACAAGGCCGGCTTGCATACCACTTATTGATGCATTCATTTCTTTTTGTGGGTCTACCCACTGGAATGATCTGCCAATAAAAATTGTATTATTTGCAAATTTTTCATATTTACCCATTGGTAATGGCCCGCTCGCTTCGTCTCCCATCATAATAGCGCCACTTGAAATAGCCATTTCAAGCCACTTTTCAAACACAGGTCGCATAAAGTGATCAACTACAAATCTTTGATATAGCTTATACATTTCTCGGTCTTCTAAAGCGCCTGCTCTTAAAGAACTATAATTTACAGAGCTTAAATCATTTGTTAATGCGTGATATGAAATATTTAATCCTGAAGCTATTCCTCTTAATACCTGGGTTGTAAACGGGCCAAAAGCTGTAGCCGGATGATCGGGATCAAAACTTTTAAAATCCATGCCAGCTGGTAACTGCTCAAAGCTGCCAGCGGATGCTTCCATAATAGGAGTGTACTCATCTTCGTAACCTTCGCCTATATAGCCATCACCGTCCGGGCTTGTAAAGAATCCCATTTTAGCTGCTGAAACGCGAGCTGCTGTAATTTCAGCTTCCATATAGCCATTAAGCATTTTTATCTGAGGCATGGCAGAAGCAGTCATAGGGACTCCTCTGGTCTGCTCTGCTCGTGTCGGCATGTAAGCGTGTATGATTTCCTCAGCTGGAACTCGTATGTGCTCTTTAGGCGACTGATATGTATTATCATACGGATGATTTTTAAATAAATAATATGCAACAGGCTTATCAAACTTGTCTACTTCCACGCCCATTTTAATTTTATTTTTAGTTTTGGAGTTAACTCCGTTTTTCTGCTCATCTAAATGATCAGCTTCAAGAAATTGAATTTTATATTTGTATTTAGTATCAGTTGGCGTAGCATGTCTTATTAAAACTTCCCCGTCTCGCATTAACGCTTCTACAAATAATTTTTGACAATCTAAAAATGATTGTCTGCCATTAAGCGTGCAATTACCCATTTTTGCCCAATTTTTAAATTCACGCTCAATAGTTTGATTGCCTAATATGTCTAAATCGCCTTTAGGGTTTCTTGCTTTAACACTTAGCCTAATACCATTTGCTCCAATGATATTGCTTATCATTAAATTTAAGTACCTGGTAACATACGAATCATTTCTTGCTAAATCTCTACTGCGATCTCTTAAAATTCTTAATTGATCTTTTATTTCAGAATCAGCTGAAGTATTTGCAGCTTGAAAGTCCGCAAATAGTCTGCCGGTATTAGCACCTGCATATCTACGAGTAGAAGATACTTTTTTTAATTTTTTTTTGTTTGTGAATCTGTTATACCAGGCCATAGTTAAAACCTTGCCTTTACTGAATTACCAGAGGCTGTTTTATTTTTAATTCGTGCTTTTTTAATTTCTTTTAGATATTCCGCTTTATATCTGTCTCTAAAAGTCATGATCTCATCGATAGTCATTCTTGATAACGACCTTCCAGCTATAGACATAGAAGACTGATCAATTGATGCTCTACCTTGTATTACAGCCTCTAACGCATCAAGCACTTTTTTTGCGTGTGTTCTTACGTCGGCATTAGTATCAGCAAAATTAGGATTTAAAAGCATGATTCCATTATCTACAATCGACCTAGCGCTATCGCTCGTCCGGGTGATGTATGCATTCCATTTATAAGTATGTGCATTGTAATTTGCCGTAGTAGCAGCAGGCACTTCAATATAATAAGTGCTATCTGCTTCTGTTGCATTAATTGTAAATTGATGGTTGCCACCGCCTCCTGAATCACAATGAAATTCATAAGATAGCGAATAAAAACCGACCGGGTAATCAATAGCGAGGTCGTCTTTTTTCCACGCCCAGGTATCACCTACGACCAACTCAAACGGTTCGTTTGATGCGTAGTCCGCTCTATTAAAAATATTAGCCATAAATTAAAAATATATCTATACCCGATTATAACGAATATTTATAATAAATTGTAAGATATGTTTAAAATTTATTTTTATGTAATTTTATATAATTTATATTACTTTTAGCTAGTAATTCTGTTGAGGTTTTAAAACTTTTAACCCACTTATCTTTAGGCGGTTTCGGCGAATACGTTACCACTTCTTTTATGCCTACTTGAATAATACCTTTTGCACATTCATGGCACACCTCTAAACCATACACAAATAATGTTGACCCTTCTAAGGATATCCCATTTAGTGTGGCATGGTATATACAATTCATTTCAGCATGAATAATATATTGTTTTTTTAATTCTGAGTTTTCATATATGTTGAGTGTATCATTAAACTTTTTAGGAAATCCGTTATAGCCCTGTGATAATACTTGACCTTTTGAACCTATAGCAACAGCACCAACTTTAACTGAAGGGTCTTTAGACCAGCTAGCAAACTTTTTTGCTAATTCAATATATTTTAAATTCCATGCATCAGAATAATTAGACATTAACTTTTAATTTTTGTACTGCATTATGTTTATAACTTGATATTAAGAAATCATTATTATAAATATTATCAATATTAGCTTGATCATTTAATTTTACATTTGGTGGGTTAAATATTTCAAGCGTATCAATAGTTTTTGCAAACTGCAAATGATTATTATAGATATGCGCGTCGCCTAAATTAAATATTAGTTTATGAGGAGTTATATCTAATTCATTAGATAAAACTAACATTAATAATGCATGAAACAAGACATCCGAAGGAAGTCCCACCATTACATCAGACGAGCGCATATTGACTAGTAAATTTAAATGATTCTCGTGAATTAACAATTGAAAACCGTGAAAACATGGTAATAAAGCCATTTTATTAGCATCAATTGGATTCCAGGCTGTTACATACAACCTTCTTGATTGAGGATTCTTTTTAGCTTCGCTAATTACATTTCGTAACTGATCTATTTTAAACCCCGAATAATTTCTCCACTGATAGCCATATATAGGCCCAAGGTTTCCATCATCTTCAGCCCAGGCATCCCAATAGTTACAACCTAAACTTTTAAAGTCATTAACATTTGTATGACCTCTTAAGAAGGCTAATAGCTCGCCAATAACGCCTTTATAAAATATTTTTCTATGCGTTAATAAAGGAAAGCCTGCTTTGAGATTTAATTCTAAGTTAGCCCCAAATATACTTTTTGTACCAACGCCTGTTCTTTCTTTATCTCTATTAACGCCTTGAGTTAATACTTTGTTAACTAGATTGAAATATTGCTTTTCATTTTCCATTTTGTTTTTTTAAGTAAGCTCCATAAAAACTAGCATAATTAATTAAATCTAATACTGAATCATAGCTAGATTCAAAGTTAGGTTTCTTTTCGTCAAACGCTATCGATTCTAAACGCTTTACTTTTGTTTGAATCATTTGCAAATATGAATGATGCCCATACGGAAAATATTCTTGCTTAGCTTCAGAATCTTTTGAGTTGTAATCTTCGGCTTTTTGTTTTTGTAAAGCTGCCGCTTCGCTTAATACTGAATGCATGTTTTACTCCTTATTTAAAAAATCTAATTTACCTACATTATCAAAATGTTGAGGGGCTTGCCAGCCTTCTGGTTTTACAAGATCAGGCAATCCTAAAGGATTTGGCCTGCTATCTTTAACCCCTATTTCTTTTTGCATGTTTGCATGATGCACACGCTTCCATGCTGTTTTAATATCTACATCAAACGCATCAAGAGAGCCTAGCGCAATTACAATGATATCTATAAAAGCATCAACAACTTCGTCGGGCTCTTCGTTGTTGATAGCTTCAAATAACTCTGTTAACTCTTCTTGAATAAACTTAGCTCTGAATTCAAGATAATGTAATTTTTCATTATCAGATGCTTTGCTAATAAACCGGTATATTTTGTAATACCGGTTTAATTTTTTAATATCACCTAGCATTACTTGCTAAATATTTGATCACAAGTGATTTCTGTGATTTTTGGTTTTTGTAATTCGGCTAATTCAGCTTCATGCTTTTTAATTGCTTCAATGTTATTGTGAAGCTTTGCAATTATTAAATGTACTTTAATTGTTTCAATTTTAGATACTTGCATTATCTAACCGTTTTATTACTTATGATAACATAAGGCTTTTGAGTTAAGGTTTTAGCCGCTTTCATTACAAGGCTGTGGAATTTATCATCAGCTTGTATTGGTGAAATATTTTCAGCTAAAATTTGCTTGTGGGCAATGCCGCCTTCCATATCTTTGTATAGTTTATCAAATACTGCTTTTACTTCTTTTGTCATAATTAACTCCTATTTAAATTATGTTGTTTGTTTATAAGATAATTATATCAAATCATATATAAATGTATACCTTTTTATATGTTTATTTCCAATCATTTACCCAGTTTCGCCTTTGATTAGCTCTAAATGAATTGTTTTTAACATTTTTTGTATGCTCCGCTTGCGTTGATTTGTTTTTATTAATTAATTGCTCTAAGCGGTCATAATTCGGTTGCAGTATATACAAAGCGGCTAATCCATAAACAAATGTATCAAGCGCTTCATTACGTGTTGTCTTTTTAACCCATTCAAACTTTTTGCCGCCTTTAAAGTATTTAATAACTCTTTTTTCAGATGTAAGCTGTCTAAAGTACTCTTCATCAACTGTAGCTGGAAAGTGTATTGTTTTTATTTCAGATTTTAATCGAGTATAAATTGCTTCTTTTGCAGTATCAGAACCAACAGGGTAAAGTATATGTCTTGACCGGCCAATAAAAGATGGTCGCCCTGCTACTGGCTTATTGCTTTGTGACTGACCTTTAATAGCAAATACTTTTCTATGTACACGTTTTGAAGTAAACGCATACACTTGTTGTGTATGATGTCCGCCGGAGTCAACACAAGCGCATGCAATTCTAAGAGGTTTATCATCTTCTCTTTTAAATGTTGTTCCTAAATATGTATCTAAATCTTTCCAAACAACATTACTTGAAGGGTCTCCAAAAAATACGCGATAGTCTAAAACCCAAGCTTCGTTGTTTTTACCCCAACCTATTGTTTGAGCTTCGAGTCTATCCCCCTGTACATCAACACCGGCTGTAATTAATAAAACATTGTTTGGAATATTTGAATAGTCGTACTCTTCTCGTTGATTCATTAATGAGCTATGTTCAATACTTTCACCCGGATCATCAAACGTTTTACCTAAAGCAGTATTGACCCATGTCTTTAGCATTTCAGGCTGACTCTTAACAGCATAAAAATCAACAGCCATATCTTTCCATGTTCTCCACGGTGAATATAATTCAGATATATGAAATCCTGCTGTTTTCTTTGTTTCTTGCGTTGCAACCCATTTGCCTCGAGATAACATCCACATCTTTTTAGTTTCCGGGATAATACATTCGCAATGCTTGCAAGTGTATTCTGCTGTTTCAGGTTTTTTAGATTCCCAATGTATTTGTTCCCAATCTAGCACTTGATACTCATTGCATTCAGGGCATGGAACATTATAATATCTTTGGTCAGACTGCTCAAACGCAATTTCAATTCTTGATAAGCCTTTAATTGTTGGGGTTGAAGTAATAAACACTTTTCGATTCCAAAACGTTGTGGTACGTTTTACCGCTAAGTTGATCGGGTCTCCTTCTGCTCCAGCGCTAGGGTCATAACGATCTATTTCATCGCAAAGCAAAATTCGTATTGGTCTTGATGCTAATCCTGCTGCTGAGTTTGACCCGACGATATTTATATTACCTCCCGGGAACTGCTTAGATAAAACTGTGTTAGAGCTATCTTTACTTCTTGGGTCTTTAACTTTAGCTCTTAACCTATCACAATCACGAATCATATTGGCAAGCCTGTCTTTACTCCAAGCTTGAGCCATTTGCAATGTTGGTTGTAATACTAAGCACGGGCTAGGGTCTTGGTCAATATAATAAGCCACTATATTGTTTAATATTTCAGTTGCGCCAACCTGTGCGCTTTTCATAAAAACAATAGTATGAATTTTAGGATCATTAACAGCATCCATAATACCTTTTTGATATGGTGCTCGTGATGTTTTCCACATACCTGCTTCCGCTGATGACTCGGGCGAAAGCGTTCTATACTGATCAGCCCATTCTGAAACAGTTAAATCAGGCGGAGGGGTCCACGTCTTTTTTGTCGATAAGAGTATTCTCTCTATATTCTCTTGGTATTGGGTCATTTGCTAATTCCTCTAATGCCTCATATATTGAATTCTTTATTATTTTTTCTACCTCATTAAAATCTTCGCTAGCTAAAACTAAATGACTTACTTTATTTGGTATTGTTAACAGCTTACCACGGCAATTAGCGGCATAACTTACCCAGGTTGATTCTACTTGATCGGTTGGTATTAGCTTTCCTTCTATAACAGCCACATCTAACTGTGCTTTCTTTGCTTGAGCAGCTGTAAGCTTAGTTTTCTCCTCTGTAATATCTCCTGTGCCATCTTTTAATGTATATCTAGCCTTTTGTTGCAACTCTTCTATATAAGATTGTCTGCAATGATCTAAATCAAGCGGATTTGGGCCCGGTTTAGGCTTAAATACGCCTTTTTCAACTAATTTGCCAACATTTTGCACTGACATAAACAAATGCTCGGCTACGTCTTTTCTACTTGCCATAATCTAAAATTAAACTCAATGTACGGAACGAGTGTCTAATAAAACCCCGTGAGCGAATAACCGCGGTGGTCATATTCCACAGAGTACCTGTTGTTTTGGAACTAATGCTTAAAATCAAAGCGAACCTCTTATACTGTAACCGTGTAAAGTAATTATTGGAATCAAATAGCATCTAGCATTGTTAACTTTTATATCTTTACAGTTTTCTCTTAAGATGCACTCAATGATTTTCATTGGCTCAACCCATAAAAAACCTGCAGCTGTATGTATACACCAATAGCTGGCTTTGGTTGTAAGTATATCTCCGGGCTTATTATTACGCTCATATTCAATGATAACGTTATTAGTCTGCTCTGACTTCTTGTCGTATTTAACTTCAACACTTTTATGCAATTCAGGAATCCATATATCGTAGTCAACAAACTGGCCTACTATACGCGTTGCTAACGGATATTTTCTTTTTAAAGTTTTTAAAACTTTTTCTTCGTATTGTATACCCATGTTTAATAATGATTGAAAATTCATATTATTTTAAATTAGCCTTTCTTAAATAATATTTTGAAATCTTTTCAAATTTAACTGGCCATAAGCGATGTATAGACTTACCAGCTATTCTGTAAAAAGGAAAACGTTTTTCATATTGCGGGTTATTTTCAAATCTATGAATAATTTTTAAACCTTTGTTATTTTTTTCCCATACTCCATATATGCCTTTTATAGTTGCTTTAAATTGTTTACCCTTTACTACACCAGACTTTCTGCCTGGAATATTACCGTATTGATTAAGCTTAGCATTTACTGTAGGCACTGCTGTATTGTTTGCTTTCCTTATGCCCCCTTTTACTTGTAAACGCATAAAATCTTGCGCCCAGTCTCTAAAAGTAATAATAGCAACTAAATTATTTTTTTTAGCATATTTAACAAATAAAGAATTAACAGTTTGTTTTCTAGGGCGATCTAAATGTTTTCGCATTGCAACCTGTTCAAGCTCTTTCACTCGTACGGCAGTTTCGTTTATTGCAATACGTGTAATATTAGGCAAATCAACTTTTTGAAATTTTACAAGGTTTTTTAATGTGGGCTTTAAATTAGTTTCAATTTTTACTTTCATAAGCTTTTATTTCTCCATGTATTTTACGTGTGCCTTTTTTTATATTTAAAATATTTTGATCAATTGCGATAAGCAATTCTTCAATATAAAAAATTATAACATCTTCTTTGCTTTTATATTTTTCATATGCAATTGGTAAGTCGTCTTTATTAACACAAATAATAATTTTATTATTTGTAACAGGGTGATTGCTTAATATAAATTCTGGTGATAATTTATTATAACCCAAGTTAATTGCATCTTTTATTAATGCTTCATAAGCTCTTATCATCATATTATTTAACTCAATCTTATTATGTGTTAAATATGCATTTAAGTATTTTGCCTCAGCTCTTTTAAACCTTATAAGAAGTTCAGGGGATATTAACTGTAAAATTCTTTGTTTACCCCATTCTTTACTTATTTTGTTTTTTATTTGATTCAATTCAAGCAAAGACTTATTTAATTCTTTCTTAAGTTGCTTTGCTTTAAGTTCTTTTATTTTGTCTTCTTTATAATTCATAGTTACATTAATAGTTACATATTAGCAAAAGGCGACTTCTTAAAAAGTTACATGAGTTACATATACCTAAAGGTATATGTATGTAACTCAAAATGTAACTCTTTTTTCTTTGAAGTTTGAAAAGAAATGTAACTAAAAAGTAACTAATGTAACTAATTATGTAACTAATTAATATCATCGTACTTTTTAGCTTGATAGCCTTTGCCTTGTTCATAATATATTTTATTATCATCCTTCAATCTTTTTAGCCTTTGTTTAACAGTAGACTCCTTTAAATCACGCTGCTTACGTATTACTTCGCTTTGTGTAACCCAAATAGATATAGGGTCAACATCTTCAGCCTCAGCTTTTTCTGCTTGTATTTCAGCAATAGCTACAATAGTTTCATCTGTTTTTGAATCTTTTTCTTTAAAATCATCATATTCAGTTTTAACTAAAACGCCAGAAGTTAAACCTGGATAGTTAAGCAAATCAATTTCTCTAAATTTAAAGAACTTAGGATTCATTGGCTTTCCGTCTTTTATTAAAGTTTGTGTAAATTCAACCCTCATTTCTTCGCCTTCGTCTTTCGGTCGTTTAACTGCAAACTCTGCATCAACTGCAGCTGGAAGCACAGAAGAGCCACGGGCTCGTCCAGAACTACTATGCCCTGTATGATGTATCAAAGCTATACAGCAACTAAACTCAGACTTTAAATGATCCACACGTTCAATAAATCTATTCATATCTTCAGTACTATTCTCATTGCCAGCTCCAAAGTTACGAGCTAAAGTATCTACATATAGACAGCCTATATCTCCAAACTCATCAGCAACCTGATGAATATGGTTTATAAGATTTAAATGGTCTTTTTCGTCTAAAAACCTTACACCTCTATCAGATACAAACATTTGAGACTTATGTAAATCATGGCCATAATAATGTTCCCATGCTTGCACACGTCTTGCAATACCTCTTTGTCCTTCGCCCGCTAAATAAATTATAGGGGTTTGTACGGTTTTATGTGATTGCCATGGAATACCTAGCGAAGAGCATAAAGCCATATCAATAGCAACAAAAGATTTACCACTTTTAGGTGCCCCATATATATCAATAACTGAATCTTTTTCCATAATATCTTCAATAACCCATTCAGGCTCTTGTATATTTGTAATTAAATCAGATATTCTACGCAACGAAAGCGATGGCTTTTTAGGCTTTGATACTTTCGATTCAATATATTCTTTAAACGATTCTTTAGTATATATATTTCTATAGTAAGCATCATATAAATCATCTTTTTCATTTAAAGCTTCAGGCACTTTAGCTATAACAACACTGCAATTGTTTTCAGTTAAGTATTCGCTTAACTCATTAGCGCATTTAAAACCCGCCTCATCGTTATCTGGCCAAATAATAATATCTTTACCAAATATAGGTTGCCAATCCGCTTTTTTCCAACTGTTAACACCACCATGCCAGGTTGCCGTAGGCCCTTCGTATAGCTGGTTTGCACCTAGTGTAGCCTTTTCGCCTTCACTTATTAAAACAGGCCCGTCACCGTCTTTATAATAAATTGGCATTAAGCCATCAGGCCTTTTTAAATACCAGTTATCGTTATCTTTACAAAAAGGCGCATATTTTTGCTTAATGCTATGCCCTTCTTTAAATCTCATTACAACGAATGAATCAGTATATTTTAATAATACTTCAGCTTCGTTAGCTAATAAGCGCATTTGCTCTTGTGTGTATAGTTTGTGTTTTTTTGTTGTTTCTAATTTAATAGTTTCTGTAAAACCTGTGCCATACATATTTAAGATATCGTTTCTATTTTGATTAAAATGATCTATTAACCATATAACTCCTCCTCCCTCATCTAATTCAAAACTAAAAAACAATCCAGTTTCAAGATCAAGGCACCAACTTCCATTAGTGCCCCATCTGTATTCTGAACTGGACTGCTTAGTAGGTTGACCTAAAAGATGAAGTCCAACTTGAGGAGCCAACTGTACAAAGTCGACTTCTCTCATGATTAAAACGGTAGATCGTCTTCAGTTAATTTTGCAGAAGGATCAAACCTAGGATCACCTTGTTGAGGTGTAATAGTTTGCGAACTAGGGTTAGCAAAATCAAAACCACTGTTTGTGTTTTGCGTTTCTAATACAGGCTCAGCATCCATATCTGTAAAAACAAAGTCTTCTGGTTTATCAACCCATTGCACAAATTCAAACTCAGGAATTGCTGCTTGGCCTACTTTAAACTTTTCAACCTTTGCACCTGTGTATTTAACGTGCACAACTTTTCCAGGATTAGCATTTATGTCATTCCAAAAGGTTGCACATAAAGAATTAAATCCTTGACTTTCACCCCAACTAAATCGTCTCCATAACTTTGCTTTGTGTTCTTTTGTATACATCCAAACACTAAAAGCTCTTTTATGCTCTGAAGTTGGTTGTGATTTAGCTACGCCAGGCTTGTCATCCCATTGCCAATGGTACCCACCCTCGTAAATACCCCATCCAGTTTTAATTGTTGATGGGTCAATAAGTATGTGCACAATATCTTTATGCTCATCTTCACCTGACATCCAGCAATTACTTTGTGAACTATGTTTAATAAAAACATTATCACTACTACCATTAATACCCAATATATCCATATTTTACTCCTTAATGTAATATAGGTTGCGCGTCATTGCGCCATTTTTCAATTAGTGTATATCTAAATTCAGATACATACTCATCAAAACTCATTTTTATTTCAGCATCTGCTTCTAAGTATTCAAGATACTCAAGAACACAGAATTCTGAAAATCTTAATTCTTTATTCGTCTCTGTTGACATAAGCTAAGAAAATATTATTTCTTTTAATTATATCTATAAAATCATCCCAACCGCAAGTAAATATTTTTGCATTATCTTTAGGCTCGTCTTTTAATATAGCCCAAAAAGGCATAGCAACTTCAATTGGCTTGCGATTATATTTATAAACTAATACAGGTATTCGTGTTTCACCGGCTGATATGCACACTTGATCCCACCAACCGGATTTGTAACCTTTACCGTCACTATAGCATTTGCATTCAATTGCATAATTTAAAAAATTTATATCACATTCGCCTTTTTTATACATTTGTTCAAAGTTCCTTGTTATATGTATATCAGCTTTATGCTCTGCAGAAAAATCTTTTAATAGGTTAACAATTGTTCTTTCAAATGCTGCCCCTTTGTTTCTACTATTTACCATTTTTCTTTTCTTTCTTTTTCTTTTTAAATATTAAATCCCAATTAGCATCAACCTTTTTTTTATCTTCAGGTCTTCTCTTTGAGCCTTTGCCTCCGTGCCATTTAGCCATCTTTATTTGATTTTAATTTTTCTTTTAAAAGCTTTTCAACAACAAAAATCATCTTTTGCCCGTTTTTATCGCAATATTGTTTTAATTCTTTATGCGTATCTGGCTTAATCCAAACTGCTTTCATTTGTGTATCATCCATGTTTTTTAATCCTTAGAGTTTTAGCTCTGATTGACCTCGCTTCTTTAGGAGGAGTTATTTTTTCGGGCTGAGGTTTATAGTTAATCATCGGCCACATTACCGTGTGGGTGTTTGTTTGGCCCCCGTCGGCGTCTTTAATTAGTTCTTTTAAAGCTAATTCTGCATCTTGTATAGTTACTTGCAAATCTTTAATTAATCTTTTGCTTTCAGTTATTGTTTCGCACAGCGTATCAGCTTTATGCTCTAAACTAATAATATCTTTATTAACATTATTATATACAATGTTTGCATCATCGCTAGTTGTAGGCGGATAATATAATTTATTTTTTACTCTATGATCAAAATCTAATACTAACGAGTTTAATTCTTTTTGAAACTCGGGTTTCCTGGAGTATAAATAAATCCTAAAGTCTGTTGATTGCCATAACACTATAACGGCAGCCCAACTATAACCTGTACATTCCATCAATCCTTTAGCTTGTAATACGCCTCGCCACTCTTCCAAATCGTTAGTAGCTATATTTCTTGTAGCTTTGCACTCTATAACACCAGGGCCATCTAAAACTATTGTTTCTTGTTCTGGAATAATTACATGATCTAAATCGCCGTTTCGAAATGTAACTTCTTTAGCTATACCAGTAGCGTCTAAGGAGCCCGCAAGGGGGAGTGTCGAATGTAATACAGGCTCCTCATAGTCTACTTTTACGCTATCAAGGCCTAATATATTTTTAGCCTCTTCACATAAAACTGGTTCAAGTAAATCACCCATGCGTTGTAGCATAAGTTGTGGTGTTTGTTCTGGTAAGTCCCCTTCACTTGCTTTGATAGCAGTGTCAAGCCATTGATTTCTTGTTTGATATTGACTAATACCTTTTATATAGGGTAACGTTGAGCAGCTTGCTTGATCGTATCTTGTTTTTTTACCTACCATTTTATTAACTCCTATAATATAAATCAGCAATTTCCATTAAAGACAAATCGCTTGGTATTGTATGCACTTCTTCAGCTTTGCCAGGTTTTTTGTTAATAACCTTCATACTGTTATCGTTATAAATAGTTTTAACATATTTATTAACCCCATAATTATTTACTTCAATCTCTTTAACGCCTTGAGACCACTTAACAATTTTTTGTATATCAGTTACAGGAATCATAAGTACGACCTATGTATTGCTTTTACTTTTTTATAGAAAGATATAAAATCTTTTTCACTATAATTAGCATCATCATAATGAAAAACTGTTGACTCTACAGGGTTTTCAATAGGGTTATCTTCAACAACCTTTAAAAACCATAATAAAAACTCGATTTCTTTTTGGTTAAATTTACGTTGATTCAAATTAATATTCACTGTACTACTCCCATTAAATAAGCAATTTCGGTTAACGACTCTCGAACTTTGTGTTCGCTTTCACCAACTTGTACTTTTGTTTCGCCTGTTAAAAAGTCTTTGTAGTAACCTCTTATTTCTCGCTTAGGTAAAGAGATTTGCCCTCCGCCTATAATGTTTAATATTACTTCCATTGTTTACCTCCTCTTAATTCCCAATCCATATTGTGATCAGCGATTCTGGTATCTTGATTCCACTCGTACACTTTACCGGTGCCAATATGTTTAACATGGTTTATTAATTGCGCTTCGGCATTTGTTTTAGGCATATTTACAATTTCAAATTTATTGCCAATTTTTTTTGCAGGAGCAAAGTTTTCGTATTTTAAAATAGTTTGAAAATCTTTATAGCTTTTTTCTATAGGCATTTTACTTCCCCTTCTTTTTAGTTAGTTTTACTTCGTGACCTTGTTTAATTAACCTAGCTCTTTTTCTAGCCATGTAAAATAAGTCTCTAGTCTTAATTGCAACTACCCAACCTAAGCTAGGTAGTTTTACTTGTAAAGTGTATCTAGTCATGTTATTTAACTCCTTAATTTTATTTAACATACCCCCATTATACAAGGCTAATATATGTTTGTATACCTTTTTATATATATTTATGCATGTTATATAAAGGCTCAACAAAGTAAAATAAACAAGAGGCCGATATATAAATATGCATACTCCTTAACTCAATATCTCTGTATTTAGTCGGCCTCATTCAAAAAAATTGGTCTAATAATAGGAACAGACGATAAGCTATCTAAAGTGTCTTTAAATGTATCAATTTCTAAAGTAGGGGTGATAATTTTTTTATCAAATGTGAAGTAGGTTTGGGAGCTTGTATTCGGCTTAAAGAAAATTCGTTTATCAGGCATAAACACAAAAGCAATAATATCATAATGATAATGCTTATATATTTGGCTTTGGTTTCTTGAATTTTCAGTTGCAAAAACATATTTACCTTCAGGTGATACATTTCGCGCTTTTACTTGTACAGTATATTTAGCAGACCCTAATTCGCATATTAAATCTGCTGGATGTTTTTCTTGGCATGGAAAACAAAAATCACAATACTCTAAAAGAAATGTTTGCGTTAGCGATTCAGCTAATGCTCCTAATCTTGAATTTGCTTGGTGCTCTTCGGCTGTTTTTTGTGATGGCATTTTTTTAATTCCTCTGAATTAAATATAGCTCGTCTTCCAACCTGCTCCGCATATTTTGAATCAAGCAGTTCGTTTCCTGCTTTTTCCCATTCACCTAATTCCATATATGCACGCGTTTTACGAAATGCAAGCCATGTGTTTATACCCATATTAAAAACCAAATCCACTACAACCATCTGGGCTTGCTCAGGGAATGTTTTATATATAGGCCAGTGCGTATCTAATTTTATAATAACATTTTTAATATCATTATCTAATAAAAAATTAGCCTCTTGTTCCGTGATGCCATTTGATTCTAAGTTTCTACCGACACCTATGCTTATAAATCCTTGCGAACATTCATAAGGTTTTAAAACTAAGCCTTCCCAGTCAAGTAGTCTTTTTTTTACGCTGTCAAGCATATTATTTGCTATGAACGCCTTTAGTTTTTTCAAAAGTCCGGAGCGAACTCATCCCGAGAAGTGATAATAATATTGTTGTTAATTGCGAAAAATCAAACTCTAACTTTTCTAGTTGCAAGTCAATACCATTTACTACAGCTATCCAAGTTGCAATAGGCAGTACAATGAAATGAGTAAAAAGTGCAAAAGCAGATATATATCCAACAGTTGGCCTCCAGGACGAAGCAAACCAGTTCCCGTTCTTGGCCTCTTCAGCATTAAGAGCAATTTGTGCTTTGTCCAAAGATATAAGTTCTTTTTGTATGTCATTTGATAATTTTTCTTTAAGGTCTTTGTCCTGAACAAATTTATCCAAGACGTTGTTTGCTATTTCAGCAATTTTAGTGATACTCAAATCATTCCTCTGATTATTAAAGTAAATAATGCAACTACTATTGTAGTAAGACCACCAACCAACCAAGCTTTTGTGCTATTAACTGAGCTTTGTAGGTCATCAGTTTTTCGGTAGATGGTCTTCCAACGCTCTTGGCAAATCGCATCATGCTTCTCTAAATCTGATGCTACTGATGCGATTGTCTTACGTTCAGCCATTATTCTTCCTCTGTTACTTCCTCTTCTACAGTTTCAGAAAATGCTTTAACTTGCATTTCCCTGTATTCAGCAGTAATAACATAGTCTTCGTAAGCATCTTGAAGTCTTTGCAATTTTCTTTGAGCTACGTTTAATTTGCCAGCTATATTTGCCTGATCTTCGTTTAAATCTTCTGCTTTAAAGTTTCTACCATTAAAGCTGATGATTACATCGTTTTCTATTTGTTTTTCATTACTCATAATATTCTCCTTAAAATTATATTATAAATTATTTTAATTCAAAAAAGTATAAAAACTTATGACCATACTATAATTGTAGTGACAATTAAGCACCTATAGTTTTTGTTTCAGTAGTAGGTGTTATCTCTTCAGTAATCTTAGAGTCTAAAGAGGTTTTTAAATTAGCTACTTCCTCTTCACCCATAACCGCCTCTACCCAACCAACAACTATTTCATTAGTTAAATCTGTAAAAGGTAAAAAGCCTGTACCTACATCTTCTAATGATAGTGATTGAGTCCCATAAACACTATCTGTATATGGTACTTCTTGGCCATCTACTTCATGTGTTTCACTACTTGTTGCGTTAAGCCTCCAATGGACGTTGTAAACTGTGTCTGTGTGATCTTCGTATTCTGGATACACGTCTACTGTTTTACAGTCCCATTCATATGTGTTTGCCATGTTATATTTCTCCTATATTGTTGTTATTATAAAAGCTAAGAGTTCATTATATCTCACCCCAAGCCTAGTTTGTTCCACACCATCATCATCTTCCCAAGTCTGTGATATAAACATACCATAGTCACCTGCATCTAATCCTTCTGTTATAAACGCATCTCGTAAATCTTGAGCCATGACTCCAAAATGATATCTAGCTGTTTCATTAGAATCAGGATTATCATCTTTTCGTGCCACTGAATCTTGCCATTTAAATCTTCTTATTAAACCTTTACATGCTATAGCAACTCTTTGCTCTGCATCTGTTAAGGCCTGTATATCTTGTTTTTCGTTTTTATCAGAAGTTTGTATAGTGCCATTGGTTGCATAGATATCATCAAACCTTGCACCTGAGTAACCAAGATCTATAGCGTTATCTCTATACGCTCCAGTACCACTACAGGGTGCTATTCTTGCAGTTTGTATGTAATCCCAAAAAGCTAGACCGACTTTACCAGTAGTTGTGCCATTGGCTATATACAACTCATTAGCATTATTTTGCGGTTCTTGTATTCCTAAAACTCCGCCAACTGAGCCATCTTTTCGTAGTTCTAATAAAGTACCGTCGCTAGTAAGTCTATTTACATATAAAGGTGGGCTGCCATTTCTTGTTATAGTTGTTGACCCACTCTGTCTCGTTCTAAAACCTGCTACAGTTTCCCAATTAGTTTCTGCTGTAGCACCAACCAACAAGTTACCAGAACTATCTAACCTCATTTTTTCAGAACCATCTATTTCATAAACAATTCTAGTGCCGCCCTGCGTGTTGCCAGCATCAGCTTGAAGTGTTAAATGTCCTCCATTGCCAGATATTTCTGAATATCCACCACCATTGTCTGTAATTCTAAATCTTGGATTGTTTGCGGCTAATTCTAATTCTCTACTAGGATTAGTACCAATTCCAACAAGGCCTTCAGGATCAACAACAATTCTATTTGTAGCACTTGTTTTTAATCTAATTGAAGATGAATCAACTCCTGCGTCAATATTTATATCCGTATCTTCAGCAGACTTAATTAGCAAAGTATCATCGGTAGCAGTTGCATCGCCTATGGTATGACTTCCAGTTAAAAGATTTCCTGTTGCTTTTATATCTCCTGCAACATGTAGCTTCTCGCTTGGCGAAGTTGTGCCAATTCCAACATTACCACCATAAGTAAACCTAGCGGTCTCGCTTCCCGCTGTTTCAGACCTAATAATCAAATCATTAGCATCAACGCCAATAGAATGTTGATTACCACCAGAGGCTTGATACATTGTTTTTGATGATAGGTAGAGGTTTTTGAATTTATACGCAGTAGCACCTAAGTCTTGTGTTCCATTTGATCCAGAGCCACTAGCTATTGCTGGGATAATTGTTCCGTTACCTCTAAAACGCAAACCTGTATCTGTCGTGCCGTTATGTGAAATAAATAATTCACCACCTTTAGTACCAATACTTCCAACTGTTGAATCATTTTTACGGAACTGTACAATATCTCCATCAGACGATGTTCTATTAAATCTTGCTGTTTCTGAACCTGAAACTGTAGCTGCTATTTTTCCACTTGATGCAACCTGAAAACCAACAGAGTCACTTCCTATAGCAGTCTTACCCACCAAAAGATTACCTGATGAGTCTATTCTCATGCGTTCTGAGCCATTGGTTCTCAAAGCCATATAATCACTTCCATGATTGTAATGAATTTGCCCACCATCATTTAATCCTGCGGTACTAGATGCTGTATCAGTAAATACTAATCTTCCATTTCCTGTTGCTGAAGATTTAATAGTTATACCATCGTTACCAGTACCACCTACAACAAGATTATCTGCTTGACCCCAATAGCTTGATGGATTGGTTATTCCAATTCCAACGTTTCCTGCAAATGTAGCGTTGCCGCTGTTAAATGAATGATTGCCAGATGTATCTATTACATATCTAAATGCATTAGCACTTGCGTCCAAAACTGCAAAAGCCGCTCCATAAGAACCAACTTGGTATTCTTTGCTTTGGTCACTTTCAATTAATCTTAGGGTTGGTGTGGTGTTAGTTACAGTAAGTTCTGTACTTGCAACACCACTAACATTAGCTGTTCCTGAAAGGTGAAGGTTTTTGAATCTATGTGTGCTTTGACCTAAATCTACCAAATTATCTACTTCTCCACCGCCTGAAGTTGCAGGTACTATTCTTTCTGTGCTTCCATCAATAAACTTAAGACCTGCACCATTACCTGACGAAGTATCACCTACAATAAATAATGAACCATTATTAGTACCAATACTTCCAACTGTTGAGTTATCTTTACGGAAAAGTGCTATATCTCCATCACTTGAAGTTCTATTTAAAAGAAGTGCAACATTACCGCTTACTGTTGACCTTACCCCTTGTGTTCCTGAAATAGAAACACCTACTGTGCTTGTACTTGTTGATGTTTTAGAAATTAACAGATTACCTGTAGCATCAAACCTTCCATACTCATCTTCTGATGTTCCGTTATGTCCTGCAAACTTTAAAACACCATTGCTTGTAGCGTTTCTTGAAGTTAGGGTTGTAGTTCCTGCACTATGTTTTAGTTCAGCTAGTTTGCCTGAACTGTTTACATCTTCTAATCTTAATATTGGTGGAACACTGCCTATAGAAGCACCTGTGATTGCTAAGTCTGCACCTGTAGTACCATAAGTTAATGTAGTTTCTGCATTTAAAGTACCTGCTGTTGCAGTACCAGTAATAATTCTATTGTCTGCATTGTTGTTTATAGTAAAGCTGTTTGCATCTACATAAGCCTTTACAGATTGCTGTGTTGGTAATAGCGTTGCAGAATCAGAGGACATATCATCTTGATCTACAAAGCCTGTTATGGTTATCGTGCCATCTGATAGGCTTCCGAAGTTTGCTGTTCCTGCTAGATAAAGGTCTTTGAATCTTGCGTTTGAAGCACCTAAATCTATTGCATTATCTCTTACAGTTTGATTTGTTGTATTAATTGGCGATATTGAGTCTATGCCATTATTAAAATATATACCTGTATCATCAGTACCAAGATACATATCGCCAAAGTTCATAGTGCCAATACTTCCAACTATTCCACCATCTTTATAGAACCTAAGTATTTCTCCATCTAGACCAGTTTGGTTAAGAATTAACACTGGGTCAGCATTATCAACACCTTGTTTAGCTATTTGTGTAAACCCGTTTGAGCTAACAGAAAAGCCACCACCTGATGTATTGTTAAGCAAAGTTGTGTCAGTAGTTGCCACTAACAGATTACCTGATGAGTCTATTCTTGCTTTTTCTGAGCCACCAGATTGAAACAACATAATGCCTGTATTTCTAGCGTTTAATGTAAGTGAAGAACTACTTGTGGTTATAGTGCCATGTATTGCTGAGCCTGATTTAATATCTAAAGCATTTGCATTAGCTGTTCCTGCTAGATAAAGGTCTTTGAATTTATAACTAGATGAGCCAATATCTATAGTATTATTTGCTCTTATTTCTGAACCAAAATTATTTCCAACTGGTTCAATTCTATTTGTATTTAAGTAAAGCCCTGAATAACTACCTGCTGAACCTGATAAAATTGCAGTTGCAGAATTGTAAGCACCAATACTTCCAACTGTTGAGCCGTCTTTATAAAAGTCTATTAGTGAGCCATCTGAGCTAAGTCTATTTAAAACTAAATTAGTATTACCTGAACGTATGCTTGTGATTCTACCACTTGCTCTATTTTCAATACCTACAGTACCTAGTGTTGTATTGGTCTTACCCACCAACAGATTGCCTGATGAGTCTATTCTCATGCGTTCTGTGCCATTGGTACTGAAACTTAAGTTGTTGTCGGCTGGTTTAAACATTCCAGTAGTATTATTTTCCGTAAATGTATAAGCAGGTCTAGTTGCTTTACCTCTAAACATATGAATTTGTGGGTCATCAGTGCCGTTATCTGTAAAAGAACCCACACCCGTGACAGTAACATTTCCTGCTGAGTCTATTCTCATTCTTTCAGAACTTCCATCTGCATCTACAAAAGCTAAACCATCAGAACCATTAAGGGTATCAATATAAAAACGACCTGTACCACCTTCAAAAAGTGCTATTCTTGATTTTCCTGAAGATGCGTTAATAGCTAACTGGTTGCTAGTACCATTGATTACAAATTTTCCATAAGCACTTGGATTTGTTAGTCCAATTCCAACGTTTCCTGATGAGTCTATTCTCATGCGTTCTGCATAATTTGTACTGAGGGTTAGGGCTGTGCCATTAGAGCCTATTCTTACTTGGTCTGCTGTGGACGAGCTATTTGCAAAACAAACAAAAGAACTGGTAAGGGTAGATTTAAACTGAGCCGCCATTGATGTACTACCTGCATTTACTTCTAATTTTCTGCTTGGACTATCAGTCCCAATTCCAACATTTCCTGAACTAACAACTGTAACTTGACCTGTTGTTGAAGAAAGTCCGTTAGGTCTCAAGCGAACAGTTCCACCGCTTCCTGATGTACTTAAAGTTGTATTTGTATCAGAAGAAGTAAAATGTGTGTCTGCTGTAATTGTACCAACAACGTGCAAAGCGGTACTTGGAGAACTTGTGCCTATTCCAACCCCTGTAGTGTTATATCTAACTCTTTCACTTCCATCTATTTCAAAGGCTATTCTGCTACCACCTTGTGTATTACCAGGATCAGCTTTAAAAGTAAAATGACCACCGCTGCCAGAAACCTCAGAATAACCACCCTCAATATCTGTTAATCGTATATCAGGAGCAGAACTAGCAATTTCTAGCTCTCTATTTGGGTTCGTTGTGCCAATACCTAAAGACTCAGCACTAGCATCCCAGAATAAAGCTTGGGTTGAGCCTGTATCGTCATAGAATGAGATATCGCCTGTAGCATGGTCTACTTCTAATGCTTTTGTACCACTTCTTTTTATAAATAAATCAGCATTTGAGAAGTTAATATCATTTCTTGAAAAACCTGATGCAATATCAAAAGATACTGAACCTGATATAGTTCTTATATGCGATGCTCTTGATGAACCTGAATTTACATCAAAGAAAGAATCTAAAGAGTTACCACCTGTAGTAAATTTAAAACGATTTGTAACACTGTCATCGTCAAATACAATATTAATATCTGAAGAACCGCTATCAACAGTTAAACCATCAGCAGTAACTGTTCCTGTTACGTCTAAATTTCTGCCAACTGAAACATCTCTTACAGCAGTATAATCGCCATCTAAATCAAAAGTATGTTTTGCAGTTTGTCCGCTATTCTCAAAAGTTAAAGTGTTTGGTGTAGTTCTATAATAAAGTCTGAAGTTAGGATTAGATTCTGTGTCTCCAAATTCAAGACCAAATGGTCCTGCAGTTCCTGTAAATTTAACCTGTGTACCACCTGATGAAAGTGTGATGTTGCCTGTAGTTGCTATAGCACCTGTTACATTTAAAGGATGCGAAAAGTTAAAGCTATCGTTAGTTGTGTTCCAAGTTAAGGTAGCATCTTGGGTAGCACTTACAGCATCTTGAATAGTAATACCTGCACCATTTGCTGAAGCAGATGAATCACCCGTTGAATAGTTTAGGGTAATGTTTTTGTCTTTTACGTTTAGATCATCTGTGTTTACGCTTGTGGTAGTGCCTTGAACTGTTAGGTTTCCTTGTATAACTATGTTGTTATTGAAGGTTTTATTACCTGCTATAGATTGAACACCTGTTGTTCTTACAACTGTAGAATCAAGAGATAAACTTCCTGTTGTAGTTATTGTAGTAGGAGAAGCTGTAATACCATTAGAAGCAGTAATGCTAGTAACTGTACCAGTACCAGCACCAGTTCCTGTAGATGATTGTTGTACGCCATATTCAACTTGATAACCTGAACCAGCATCACTATCAGTCCAAACATTATTTGTTATTGTTGGAGTAACAGTCAACCTAAAATGATAATAAGACTCCGCTGTTAAAGTGCCACTAGTTATTCTGTGTGTTGGGTCTGCATCTAATTCATAAAAATAACCATCAGGAGTTGTGTATTTATCTGTAGTCCTAACATAGGTTGGAGTTAAAGCAGTCCATGTGCTGCTTGAAGCTAATTTATAAAAATATTGAAAAGTTGCTTCTAATGCAGTTCCAGTATAATTGGTTGA